ACAAGACAACTTAAGCAATTTTATTTATTTTTCTACTGATGAAATATTTGGACCCGCCCCAGAAGGTATAAATTATAAAGAAAATGACCGTTATAATTCTGGCAATCCATATGCAGCAACAAAGGCTGGCGGTGAAGAATTGGCAGTAGCATTCCACAATACATATAAAATGCCAATTATGATAACCCACTGTATGAATGTATTTGGTGAAAGACAACATCCAGAAAAGTTTATACCTCTTTGTGTTAAAAGGAGCATTACGGGTGAAAAGATTTATATTCATTCAAATAAAAATTTGACTAAAGCCGGAAGCAGATATTATATTCATGCAAAAAATGTATGCGACGCTATTTCTTTCTTATTGAAGAATGGAACACATGGAGAAAAATATAATATTGTTGGTGAAAGAGAAGTAGACAATCTTACACTAGCAAAAATGATTTCCAAGTATGTTGGTAAAGACCTTGCTTGCGAATTAGTCGATTTTCATAGCAGTCGTCCAGGACACGATTTAAGATATGCATTAGATGGATCTAAAATGGCAAATCTTGGTTGGACACCAAAAGATAACTTGGAACAATCTATAGAAAAATTGGTTAATTGGTCTTTAGAAAATAAAACCTGGATTGGTCTATAACTTAAAATAAAATACAAAATAGAAAAAATATTTATAGCTATTGGAAATAAAAATGACAACACCATTTCAAATATTAGAAAACATAACAGAAACACCAAGTGATATCAACGAACACATACCAGTGCTTAAAAAGTACGCTGAGGAGTGTGATTCTATAACAGAACTAGGGGTAAGATGGGTCGTATCAACTTTCGCTTTTTTATTCGCTCATCCTAAAAAAATAACTTCTATTGATTTATTTCATCCATCTCACTGGGGTGATGTTGCAAATAATAGAATGAGTTATGTTGAAAGATATGCAAAAAATTTCAATATAAAATTTAATTTTTTAATTGGTGATTCTACAGTTATAGATATACAAGAAACAGATCTTTTATTTATAGATTCTCTCCATACATATGGACAGCTAAAAATAGAACTTCAAAAACACGCCAACAATTGCAAAAAATATATAGTGCTTCATGACACTACAACATTTGCTTTTAAAGATGAAGGGGTAGATTATAGCAATACAACTTTGCATACTTCAAAACAAGGTTTATGGCCAGCAATTGAAGAGTTTTTAGAACAAAACAAGCATTGGTACATTGTTGAAAAAAGATCAAATAACAATGGTCTGACCGTTCTTGGAAGAAAATAATTTTAAAGGAAAATAACAATGAAAATATATGATTGTTTTACATTCTATAATGAACTTGATTTACTTGAAATTAGATTAAATGAATTAAATGATGTTGTTGATGGCTTTATTCTTGTAGAGGCTGAGAGATCTCATCAAAATAAACCAAAGGCTTTATTTTTTCAAGAGAATAAAAATAGATATGAAAAATTTTTACATAAAATAAAACATGTTATTGTTCCTGCGAATGCATTTGTTGATAATGATGCTTGGTATAATGAAAACCTTCAAAGGAGTGCTATATGTTCTGGTTTAGATGATATAGCCAATGATGATTTACTTATCATTTCTGATTTAGATGAAATACCATCAAAAGAAGCTGTTAATTTTTCTTTTTCAAAAAATATTTTTCCATGTTGTTTTTGGCAAATTCTTCACTATTATTATTTAAATACAATAGTAAGCCAAGATGGGAACGAACTTAATAGTGGAAGTGTAGGAATGACTAAATCTGAGTTTATTAAAAATACAAACGCATGTAGAGATCCAAATTACAAGTGGGGGAAAAATATTACTCAAATTAAAAATGCTGGATGGCATTTTTCTTTTCTTGGAAACGCAGATCACATGCTCAATAAAATTCAAAACTTTGCCCATGCAGAATTTAATCACATAAGTAAAGATCAATCCACTGATAGAATAAATAATCTAAAAGATCCATTTGATCGTGAAAATTTTTCCATGCGAGTTTGTGAAGATTTATCATATCTTCCAGTATATGTGAAAGAAAACGCTGCTAAGTTTTCTCATCTATTAAAATGAAAACACTTTTTCATACACCATCAATTGGAATTCGTGGAGCGGAAGTTGCTCTGTATGACTATGCTCATTACAACGAAACAATACTTGGAAATGAAAGCATTATTATTTATAATGCAAATAACAGCAACAATGATCTAGATGCGATAAAAAAATTTCATGACAGATTTAGAGTTATTTCTATTGATGGAAGAGAAAATGATGGTGGAAATATTTCAACTCTACAAAATAAAATAGAGTGTGAAAAACCAGATTTTTTTTACGCAATTAAATATGGTCTGTCAGATGGAATCCAAACAGATTTTTGTAAAACTGGAATTCATGCGATATTTCAAACATATGATCCACACGGAGATGTTTACGCTTATGTTTCTAAATGGCTTGCAAAAAAAGTCGCAAAAGATAATGATGTTTCTAAACTAAAATACGTTCCACATATTGTGTCTTTGCCAGAACCAAATGAATCTAGAGAGGAAACTAGAAAAAAATATGGAGTTCCAAATGACGCAATTTTATTTGGTAGAATTGGCGGAAAAACCGAATTTGACATTGAGTTTGCGCAATCTGGTGTTATTGAAAGCGTTAATAGAAATAAAAACGCATATTTTTGTTTTGTTAATACAGACAAATTTTGTACTGAATCTGATCAAATAATTCACGTTGATAAAATAGTAAATCTACAAGAAAAAGCCAATTGGATAAATGCGTGTGATTGTGGTCTGCACGGTAGAAGCATGGGAGAAAGTTTTGGATTAGCAAACGCCGAGTTTTGTTTAATGGGAAAACCTGTAATGTCTTGTCCATATTCTAATATAGATTTTGCCCATACTGAAATGCTTGGCCGAACAGGTCTTTGGTATACATCAATAGATTCATTTGTTTGGATAATTAATAATTTTAATAGATTGAAAGAAAAAAAAGAAACCTATAAATTACTAGTGGATGATTATTCTCCTGAAAAAGTAATGAAAAAATTTAAAAAGGTATTTTATGATTGAAATAGCTAAATATATAAAAATGCATGATCGCGTTAGTATAATAAATTATTTACATCATAAAAAATTTGAAAGAGTTTTAGATGTTGGATACTCTGCAAACAATTGGTCATCTAATTTTACAACGCACTATTGTGATGTTATAGAATCAGATCAATCAAAAATTGGTTTTACAGGAGATATTAATTTTCCATACGTGTGGTCAAAAATAGAAGAAGACGTAAGCAAGAATGGAAAATTTGATTTTTGTGTATGTTCACACACTCTAGAAGACATAATCAATCCTGAATTTGTTCAGAGCATGATTAATAAATACTGTAAATCTGGATTTGTTGCAGTGCCAAGTAAATATCAGGAGTGTACTAGAAATATTCCACACAACGGTTCATATAGAGGATATATTCATCATAGATATATGTTTAACATTGAAAACCGTTGTTTAGTTGCTTATCCAAAATTAAACTTTATTGAAACAGATAAACGCTTTGATAAATTAGCAAATATGTTAAATGAACATAATTCTGAACTTCAATTACTTTGGAATGGATCTTTGGAGCTAAACACCATGAATTCAAATTTTCTTGGACCAGATGTTGAATCTGTTGAAAAATACTATGAGATTTTATTAAATGTCCATTGAAAACTTTTTAATATCTATTTCAAATAATGTAAATCAAAATCTTTCTATTTTAGATATTGGGGCAAATGTTGGTAGTTTTTCTAAATTTTGTAAACAGATATGGCCCTCATCAAATATCCTTATGATAGAAGGCAATAAAAACTGTGAAGAAGATCTTGCTAAAACTAGAATACCATTTATAATTGAACTTTTAGGATCATCTGAAAAAGAAGTTGAGTTTTATACTGATCCAAAAAACTCTAAAGGAACTGGCGCTTCTTATTACAAAGAGCGAACTTTTGTTTACGAAAACCCCGTAGTTGAAAAACGAACTACAAAAACTTTGGATGAAATTATTTCTAGCACATTTGATCTTATTAAAATTGACACTCAGGGATCAGAACTAGATATTATTATTGGAGGAAAAAAAACAATTTCTTCTGCACAAGCAATAATATTAGAACTTCCAATACTAGAATATAACGCTGGATCTCCAAAAATATCTCAAATAATTTGTCAAATGGATGAACTAGGTTTCTCAACAATGAGAATAATAGATAGACATAGATGGCCACACAACGATGGAACATTTGAACAAAACGCAATAATTCAAATAGATGCAATATTTACAAAATAAGATTGTCCTTACAGATGCTGAAATTAAAATTTGTGAGTGGCTTGCAAAACAAAGATATAATTCTAATAGAGATTGTAGAGTAAAAGATGGAAAAATTGGTCCACAACCCTGTGCTGAAACTGACCTAGAAGGAATCTGCGGAGAGTTTGCGTTTTGTAAAGCAATGAATCTTTATCCAGACATGTCAATTAGTCCACGCAAAGGGACTGATGATGTTGTTTTTAAAGGCAAAACAGTTGATATAAAAACAACACGATACAAGACTGGAAAATTACTAGCAAGAAAAACAAAAGAAGAAATGCCGTCTGACATTTATGTGTTAGTTATTGGCCAATGCCCAAATTACAAAATTGCTGGATGGTGTTGCTCAGCAGAACTACTTTGTGAAAATAATCTAATAGATCTTGGTTATGGAAAAACATACGGGCTTGAGCAGCATGTACTCAAGCCCATAGAAAGTTTTATAAGATGATCTTTATCTTGGTCTGCTGCCGCTCTGAACAGGGCTTTCAAGAACTGGTGGAGTGCTAGGAACTAGTCGGAAATCAGGATTTGAAAAACTGCAACTGACTTGTGCGTTAGTTGTTACTCTAACACCAGTTGCTATTGCATAGCAAGAAACATAATCACATGTCCCACTTGGACTGTTTGGTAAATCAAAAGAGGCAGTCACGCTTTTTGGACAGCTTGATCCAAACGCACCAACTGAAATAGAAGTGGGTGGCCAGTAGTAACCAGTTGATGTAACTGGTTTTGGTCCGCAAGTAACACAAACGCGCCGTGCTACTCCAGCAAGTGTAAAATACTCTGCTGCAACGATATTAAGCTTTGATATGTAATTATTCATTTTCTATTCCGAGATGATAATTTATGCTTTGATGGAAGAAGATCAGTATCAAATGGTTTTCTTTTAAATACACCGTTCTTAAGTGCGTAAATAAACCCGTTCACTCGTGCGTATGCCCATTGTTCTGGACCTCTAACATTTGGTCTTACGCTTTTTGGATTACTCTTGTAAGCCCCTATTCCGCGTCTAAATACGGTAATAAGTGTAGATGTTTTTATTTTTATCTTACTAGTTCTATTATGATCTTCAGCTTTATTTTTTAAAGTTTTTTTGACTGCTTCATTAACGTAATCAGAGCCATCAGTAAAATAAGACTGTAAAAAAGCGTCAAAAGAAACTGCTACTTCAGCCTCTGAGAAGTCTATTTGTTCTAAATCTAACTCCTCAGATTTAGCTAATTTTTTACTGTATTCATCTAACTTCTTATGAAGAACCTCACGGGAGGAGCACGGAAGATAATAAGTGGTATTTGCTTTAAGACCAGATTGTTTTCCATCAATGTTGTAGAACTCTTGATGACCAGCGCACCCAATTTTATCAGCTAGATGCTCAGCGGCCTCTGGAGTTGTAAAAATATATTTAGATTCTTCTGGCATGGCTTTATCAAATTATAATACACCTATACTAAGATATGCGAATAGCATTCATTAACAATTTTTATAACCAAGGCGGGTCATCTTTAGCTGCTTATGAGCTAGCAAAAAAGCTTTCTAAAGAAAATGAAATGGCTTTTTACGGATCTGTTGATGGTCCTTTTAGGGAAAAATTTGAGGAGCTAGGTACGACGTATCTACTGCGCTCTCAGCACTTTGAGTACGACCAGCACATTGTTGACCTTATATCTAATTTTAACCCCGATATTATACATGTATTTATTCCTGGGGAGCAACAGTTAAACTATTTTCAGGCCTTGCCACGATGTAAAAGATTTGTGAGTGTTCTGTGTGGGCAAACTGTTGGTTTTGACGAATCGCAGTTCAATAAAGTTCTGTTTAGTTCTAACTACCAAGTATCTTTAAATCCACATATAAAAAATTATGAAATAATTAGATATGGGGTTGATTCTAAAGAACTGTATTCACCACAAAAGAAAGATGTGGTTTTTGGAAGAATAGCTAGTTACTGCCCTTCTAAGATGATTCATGACACGGTATATTGCTCCAATGAGTGTCGTGATAATAAATTCATAATTGCTGGTGAGATTCTTGACCCCGATTATTTTAAATCAATAAATGCTTACCACAAGTATTTTGGTAATGATAATATTGAAATCAAAGGGCCTGTCAGCAATGAAGAGAGGGAACTGATAATGAATGATGTTGATGTTTATCACTATCCAAGTTCTAATGAAGCGTTTTGTTTTTCAATATTAGAAGCTTTTGCAAATAAAAAACCAGTCATCTCATATAAGAACTCCGCAATTCCCGAATTGTTTGATACAGATGAATGGCTTTGTGATGATTTTGAATGTCTTGTTGATTTAACAAAGAAAATGGCGTCATTAAGTCCAGATGAAAGAACTGTTATTGGTGAAGCTAATTATTTGAAATACAAACAGCACTCAACTGATTTATACGCAAGTAAAATTATAAACATTTATAACGAAGTGTATTCACAAAACAGCTAATTGCAAAACCTACAATCAATACTAATATGAGTTTACCAACACAATATCAGCAATTTATTCATCTCTCAAGATATTCCAGATTTCGTGATGATCTTGGAAGAAGAGAATCATGGGAAGAGACAGTAGAAAGATATTTTAATTTCTTTAGAGACCACCTAAAAACAAATTGCGGATATGATCTTAGCACAAGTCTTGAGAAAGACTTGCGTACAGCTATTCTTGATCTTGAAATAATGCCAAGCATGAGAGCGTTGATGACTGCTGGAGAAGCTCTGCGTAGAGATAATACAGCGGGGTATAATTGTTCTTACGTTACAGTTAGCAGGGTAAGAGCTTTTGATGAAATACTATACATTCTCATGTGCGGCACAGGAGTTGGATTCTCTGTTGAGCGACAATACGTCGAAAAACTTCCAACTATCGCTGAGGAATTTACAAACAGCGAAACGACTATTGTTGTTCAAGACAGCAAAGCTGGTTGGGCAAAATCGTACCGTGAAATGGTATCCCTACTTATTGGAGGCCAAATTCCAAAATGGGACATCTCAAAAGTTCGCCCTGCTGGCTCAAGACTCAAGACATTTGGTGGACGTGCATCTGGTCCAGGGCCATTGGAAGATCTCTTTAGATTCACTATTGATACTTTTAAGAAGGCTGCAGGAAGAAAACTCACTTCCATCGAATGCCATGATTTGGTCTGTAAAATTGCAGAAGTTGTCGTTGTCGGAGGTGTGCGAAGATCTGCACTTATATCGCTCAGTAATCTTACTGATGAGAGAATGCGAGATGCAAAATCAGGGGCTTGGTGGAATGAAAATCCCCAACGCGGTCTTGCAAACAATTCCGTTGCGTACAAAGAAAGACCAGATATTGGAATCTTCATGGAAGAATGGCTCTCTCTGTATAAGAGCAAGAGCGGGGAACGTGGTATTTTCAATCGTGAAGCCTGCAAGAAAACAGTTGAAAAGCTTGGCGAACGCCGCGATGCAACTTATGAATTTGGCACAAACCCATGCTCTGAAATAATTTTGAGAGACCGTGAATTTTGCAATCTTACAGAAGTTGTAGTAAGACCAGATGATACAAAAGAAACCTTAACAAGAAAAGTTGAACTTGCAACTATCCTTGGTACATTTCAAGCATCACTAACGAATTTTCCATATCTATCATCCGAATGGCAAAATAATTGTGAAGAAGAAGCTCTGCTTGGAGTATCATTAACTGGAATAATGGACAACAAAATGATGTCTACCCCATCTGATGAGCTTATTGATATATTAAACGAGCTGAAGCGCAGCTCTGTTGATACAAATAAAAAATATGCAAAAGCTTTAAAGATAAATCCAGCGGCCGCAATTACTTGCATTAAGCCTAGCGGAACTGTATCTCAATTAGTTGACGCTGCATCTGGAATTCATCCTCGCCATAATAATTATTATATTAGAACTGTTCGTGCAGATAAGAAAGATCCAATTTGCAATATGATGATAGACATGGGCATTCCAAATGAGCCATGCGTAATGAAGCCAGATCATACAGTTGTTTTCTCTTTCCCAATGAAGGCTGAAGGATCTCTTACAAGAAATTCATTTACAGCCATAGAACATCTTGATATTTGGTTGATGTATCAACGCCATTGGTGCGAACATAAGCCTTCTATTACGGTGACAGTAAAAGAAAATGAATGGATGGACGTTGGAGCGTGGGTCTATTCACATTTTGATGAAATAAGCGGCATTTCTTTCCTTCCACATTCAGATCACTCATATAGACAAGCTCCTTATCAAGATTGCACAAAAGAAGAATATGAAAAAACTCTTAAAGCAATGCCAATTGATATTAATTGGTCTATGCTAAAAAATTATGAAAAGACAGATAATACATCTGGCTCACAAACTTTTGCGTGTTCTGGTGATAAGTGTGAAGTAGTAGATTTAGCATCAACGTGAAATAAATATGAAAATTAAAATTACCAAGAACGACTCAAGTATACAAACTCCAAAATATGCAACCAAGGGTTCTTCCGCTGTTGATCTGCATTCTTCTGAGGAAATGATTATTAGTGCGGGGCAAAGAGGCCTAGTGCATACAGGCATTAAATTAGAAATACCTATTGGGTATGAAGCTCAAATACGATCTAGAAGTGGTATTGCTAGTAAAAAGGGTGTGTTTGTGATGAATGCTCCAGGAACTATTGATGCTGATTATCGTGGAGAGATAGGTGTGATTCTACTTAACAGTAGTTGTGAAGATTTTCAAATAAAGAAAGGTGATAGAATTGCACAAATGGTTTTTGCGCCAGTATCAATTGTTGACTTTGAAGAAGTTGCTGAGGAGTCCTTATCAACAACAAGCAGAGGCAGCGGTGGATTTGGACACACTGGTGTCTAGTGTATATTAGATTGATGAGTGCGGAAAAATATATTGCAAATAATCGTAACTCGTTGCTCTCAATATACTCGCAGATAATGACCGTTGAAGAGTTTGAAGCTGATGTTTTTAACACAAAAATAGATCAGGCAACTAAAAAAGAAGCTTGTAAAAAAACTATAGCAATACATAAATACATGGGTGGAGAAATTGAATACCCAATTAATGTAGCTATTTTAAAACCAAAAGATAATTTTTTAGTTGAAGAACTATATAGTGTTATGCTTTGCGAGGAATTTGTAAAAGATGGAAAACTTATGAGATACGGCGACTTTTATGAAGCTATAATAGAATGGGATTTCAAGAGCATTCCAAAGTTCAAGAAATATATAAAAGTCAAATAATGCCAATATATGGATTTATATGTGAGAATTGCTCACACAAATTTGATTTGTTTTTAAAAATGAGTGATGAAAAACCAGACACATGTCCACAGTGTAACGTGTCTGGTAAGCTTGGTCGTGATTTTTCTGGTGTTAATGTTATTGTTGAAATGAGTCAACCAAAAACAATTGGTGATCTAGCAAACAAAAACACGGAAGATGCGGTTAAAAGAGGAGAGCTTCCAAAGTCCGCATTGGACTGGGAGGCAAATAGAAAAAAGAAAAGGGAAAATCAACAGAGGGCGAAGAAAATTACTTCTATGACACAGCAGCAAAAAACAGACTATATTATGACAGGAAAAATGCCATCATGAGCGTAGAAATAAACAAAATAGATGATGAATTAATTTGTCACACATTTATCTGTAATGATACGGGTAAACGAATGATAAATGTTTGGGCAAGAATTATTGGTGATAATGTTCCAAAACAAACAGTTGAAGCAAAGTGGGTTAACGGTGTTTACTCTGGGTCTGGGAAACACGAAATTAATGGTTTACTTTCTTGTACACCAATAGAAAACTCTAGATCAAATACTGAAATTGCCGATTTTATGACAGACGAAATACAAGGAGACGTAAAGCTTACAGCTTTTGTACAATTAAAATGAGATTTATTAAATCAATTGATGAAATTAAAAATGAACCAGTTGTTCAAAGTGATTATATTGATCAATTTGGAAATGCTTGCAATCAAGAAAAAGCTTGTGCACAAAAGCAATCATCTCCCGCTGGAATGAAGCATTTTATAATGCAAAGTATATCACAAAGAAAGATATATAATCCAATTATTGATGATTTATCTAAGAAACTTCCTGGAAGAACAGAAAAAGATTTTTCATTAGTTGAATGCCCAAAAGACGCATATGAATTTTATATTGAATTTTTAAGAACCAAGAATCCAACTTTCATAAAAAGAGCCGAAATAGCAATTAAAAGATAACATGGAAAACAAAATAAAAAAAACAGTTGCAAAAAAAATGATTTCAGAATGCAAGTCTGCTTTTAAGAAGATATGTGACTCTAATAAATTTGATAAAACATTCTTTGATGAAGCTTTTGGTGAATTTGAAAATAAAATTAATTTTCTTATTTCTGATACTCCAGAAACAATTGTAACCAATAAATCAAAAGTATCTAACTGTATTATAAATACTGGCTCTTCTGGTTCTCCAATTAATAATGCGTATGTTCATCAAAAAGGGGTTTCTCAAAAATCAGACGCCCGAAGTGGAAAATCACCATGAATAAAAATATTGATAATAGTCTTCCAGTTTTTTGGAGCGTAAATCTAGAATCTCAACAAACATGGTTTGACACACAAAACGCGGATGGTGCTGAATGGTTCAAACTTCAAAACGCTGTTGAGTCTGAAAGTGAAAACATAACATCAATGTCTTTATGGGTTCACAAAAAATTTCCTGAACCGCATATTACTAGTATAAATGTTGGCGAAAACAAAGAAGGGTATTTCTTTGCAAAGAAAACCACAATAACATTTGGTGACAACACTTCATCTGAATTATACGGGGTTGGATATCTTGATGGAGATAAGGTAAAAATAACGTGGTACAACAATCAACTAGAGGCTATGATGTTTGAAGAGAGGTCTGTTGAAGAAGCTGGCTTCTCACTAATAAAATGCAAGAACAAGAACATGACAGCAATTTCGTCTCAGGTTTAAAAATTAAAACATCTGCATATATTACAGAACTGATTATACTAAATAAAATTAATTGGGAGATCTCAAGGGGCATAAAGGTATCAAAACCAATATGCCCTTTTTGGCGCAAAGCGCACCAAACGACACCAGATCTACAAAAGCTATCAGATACTTTTAAATTAGAGTTAACTTATGTGAAGAATCTTATTCATGTTTTTAGCCCAAAAGTGTTGGCTGAATATATAAAGAAAAGAGGAATTATTACAATAAGATTTTTACCTCTTGAAAAACAAAAGGCTCTTGTGTTTAATTTGTATTCTGAAGAGGTTGAATGGCAAAAAGAAAAAGCGATCAAAAAACAAAACAAGATAGATGAAACGTCTTTGATAGTAGACGTTGGTGAAAGAAAGCCTAGAATAAAGAAAGGTATAGTATGAGCAATAAACCACTAGTAATAGAAGATTTTTTAATTCCATCGTCTGTCCTAAAAGAAGAACAAGGTCGTACATTTAGAACAACGATCTCTCTTGATATCGCTCTTTCTGGTGGTATTCCCGAGGCAACTAGCGTTTTGCTTAGTGGTAAACCCAAGATTGGCAAAACAACACTTGCTTTGCATTATGTACAACAATGTCATAGAAAAGATCCAACTAAAAAGGCTTTCTTTTTTGATGTTGAAGGCCGTCTAAGAACAGAGCTAGTTGAGTGTTTTCCAGATATCAATAAAGAAAATCTCAACATAGTAAGATCAAATTCCACTAAAATTCTTAGTGCAGAAGACTATTTAAATCTTATCTTTCAAACATTGAAGGATAATGAGAAGTGCATATGCATACTTGATTCAATTGCTGCGCTATGTCCAGAAGGAGAGCTGTCATCAAATATCGGTGACTCAGTTAAAATGGCTGGCACTGCAACTTTGATGTATAAAATCTTTAAGCGTGTAAGCCAGATTCTTCCTGTTACGCATAGCACTTTTATTGCCCTTACACACATGATTGCAAATCCAAATCCAGGCCCTGGTAAAAAGAGTTATGCTGTGGGTGGAAACGCTCCTCAGTATGGAGCATCAGTATGGCTTGAGGCAGCATGGAAACAGGATATTAACGATTCTGCAAATAAAACAATTGGACAAAATGCTCACTTTAATGTGATTGCGTCAGCCCTTGGTGCAC